ACAATCATAGATGTTCTCGCATACAATACATATATCTCTTCATATAATGCTAACATGGTTAGCAATGAGGTATTCATTGACAGTGCAACATTAAGAGAAAATGTTGTTTCAATAGCAAGAAGTATTGGATATACGCCAAAATCTAGAATTGCGTCGAAAGCTAATATTTCTTTTTTCGTAGATACTTCTCTCTCAACACTTCCAAGAAAACCACTTACCCTGACCCTTAAAAAAGGTATTATTGCAACTTCTTCTGGTTCTTTTGGAAATCAAAATTTTGTTTATTCCATTCCCGACGATATAACAGTTCCAGTTGTAAACGGAATTGCAGAATTTAACAATATTGTAATATATGAAGGCACATATATTACAAATAGATTTACGGTAGATTCTCTAAATCCAAATCAGAAGTATATTCTGGATAATGCAAATATCGATAGTTCTTTAATTAGGGTTGAAGTTAGAGATGGCCAACTTGGTATAAGAAAAAAATATATTCAGGCAAATAATATTTTAGATATAGATTCTGAATCTAGAATATTTTTCATTCAAGAAATAGAAGATCAAAGATATGAGTTAATATTTGGTGATGGTGTATTTGGTAAGAAATTGATCAACCAAAATATCATTGAAGCTTCTTATATTGTTACTAGTGGAGAAGGTGCAAATGGGGTATCTTCTTTCTTATTCAATGGAACAATACTTGATAATAATAATTTAGATATTGCTGGTGGAATTTCACTACTAACAACAAATATTGCTTCAGGTGGCGGTAAAGAAATTGAATCAGTAGATTCAATTAAAAAATATGCGACAAGAATATATGCAGCTCAGAATAGAGCAGTTACTGCAAGTGATTATGAAGCAATAGTACCACTGATATATCCAGAAGCAGAATCAGTTTCTGCATTTGGTGGAGAAGATTTAAATCCTCCTCAATTTGGAAAAGTTTTTATTAGTATTAAACCGGAAGGTGGATTTTTTATATCAAATGGAGTTAAGGATAATATTAAATCAGCACTAAAGAAGTATGCAGTTGGTGGAATAATTCCTGAAATATTAGACCTAAAATATCTTTCGATTGAAATTCAAAGCAAAATTTATTATAACAATAATCTTGCACCTTCTCCAAGTTTTGTTTCTGATACTGTTTACAAGAACATACAAAAATATGTAAATTCTTCAGAACTGAACAAATATGGCGCAAGATTTAAATATAGTAAGTTTTTAAAAATAATTGATGATAGTGACGAATCAATAACTTCAAATATAACTACGATCCAAATTAGACGTAATTTAAAACCAGTGTTAAATAGTTTAGCGACATATGAAATATGCTTTGGTAACAAATTTTACATAAAAAATTCTGGTGGTTTTAATATAAAATCTTCTGGATTTTTCATTGAAGGGGTTCAAGATCCCGTTTACTTTACAGATTTTCCTAATTTGGGTGAGCTAAAGGGAACTATAAGTGTATTCAGAAAAGATTCGCTTGATGGTTTTAAAGTTATCATTCAAAATGCTGGAACAATTGATTATGAAAAGGGCGAAATCAATATAGATTCTATTGAAATATTAAATACCTCTAAAGAGGATGGTGAACCAATTATTGAAATTTCAGCAATTCCAGATTCTAATGATATTATTGGATTGCAAGATCTTTATTTAAATCTTAGTATAAATGATGTAAAACTGGAAGTAATACCAGATAAAATATCTTCTGGAGAAGATAGGTCAGGTTCAACCTACATAAAAACAACAAGTTACAGTAATGGTTCTATTATAAGAGAATAATATGTCAAATACAAGAGTTAAAATTGCTTCAATTGTACAAAGTCAACTTCCCGATTTTGTTAGAGAGGAATATCCACTTGTAAGTGAATTTTTAAAAGAGTATTATAATTCTCTTGAAGTAAAAGGAGGAACATTGGATGTTCTTCAGAATATTGACAAATATCTTAAAATTGACGAATTAACCAGATCTCTTTCGAGTAGAGTAATTACTGTAAGGGTACAAGATCCACAATCATTCTTTGAAATAAATGGTGGATTTTCAGTTGATGAATTAATCGTATTTAAAAATGGAACAAGATTACTCCTGAATAGTGATTATTTCATAGTATCAAATACGCAAGTATCATTAGCAGAAAGTTGTATTAATGGGGATATTGTAGAATTTTATGTTCAAACTCCATCATCAACGTTTTTAAAGAATGAAGTTGGGTTTGTTGATGATGTAATCAATGTTGAATCTACATATGGATTTCCTGAATCAAATGGAATAATAAAAATTGATTCTGAAATCATTTTGTATAAAAGTAAGACATCCACTTCTTTTGTAGATTGTAAGAGGGGATTTAGTGGAATAACTTCATATAAATCAGAAAATACCGTAGATCAATTGACCTTTTCAACCTCTCAAGCAGAGAGTCATGAAAATAATTCTTCAGTTCAAAATTTAAGTGTTTTACTACTAAAAGAATTTTTATTAAAAATTAAAAAGCAATTAACGCCAGGATTTGAAAATAAAACCTTTGTTGATGGACTAAATGAAGGTACATTTATAAAACAATCAAAAGATTTTTATAGCTCAAAAGGAACCGAAGATTCTTATAAAATTATATTTAAATCTCTTTTCGGCGATAATATTGATGTTCTAAGACCAAGGAACTATCTTTTTAAGCCTTCCGATGCAAATTATAGAATAACTAGAGACTTGATAGTGGAGTCTGTGTCAGGAGATCCAATGTCTCTTGAGAACAAAACTTTATATCAAGAAGAATCTGACTTTTTTCCAAAAGCATATGGAACTATTACAAAAGTAGAAAAAATACAGAGATCCAATAAAACTTATTATGTATTAAGTTTGGATGCAGATTATGATAAAGATTTAAATGTTGAAGGGACTGTTTACGGAAATTTCAAGATACACCCAAGCACAAGATTAACTACGAATGTTAATATAAATTCGTCAACTTTAATTGTAGATTCTACAATTGGATTCCCAGAATCAGGAGAATTGGTATATTCTGTAAATGGGCAGGAATATACCAGTTCATATGTAAGAGAAAATACCACACAATTTTCATTATTCAGTACAACTGAAGTAGAAATACCAAAAGGAACTGATATTTATATAAACTCTTTTGCATTTTCTGAGTTTCGTGGAAATGTTGTAAAAGTTAGAATTACTGGAGTTATCTCTGATGTTTCTTATGATGATAATAACTATTTGATGTCAAAAGGGGATACTCTAAAAGTAAGAACATTAGGATATCCGGCAAAAGGAATTCTTGCCAATAATTGGATATTTAATATTGCTAATAAATTTAAGGTAAAGCAAGTTATAGGGCCTAAATCTTCTAATTTATCTTTAAATTTATTTTCATATGAGATTATAACTGTAGATAAACATAATTTTTATATCGGAGACATTGCCAATCTAACTTCATCAGACGGAAATACCAATAGTTATACTGTAAAAGGTATTAATAATGAAAATTCTATAAGTGTTGAAGGTCCTTCGATTGGAAATCTAAATTTAAAGTTTTTAATTGAGAGAAGTATAGTAAAACCAAAATTTACTAATATTGATTCTGTAAATCAATATTCAGCTAACGTCCAAAATGTATACGTATCAAGTAATGATACAGAACAAGGAATTTTTGTTGCATCTAACTCATTACCAAATTATTTGAATGAGAACATTGATGTAAAAGATTTAGATATTGTTTTTTCTGGAACTTTTAGTGGAGAAATTTTAGATATAAGTTCAGGAAATCCAAATAATTTTCATGGACTCTACACAGGAGATTCTGTAATTTATATTAATAATTCAAATCCACAAAACAGTCTAGGAATTTTAGAAAAAGTATATTATGTTGAAAAAGTCGATAATACTAAAATAAAACTTGCAAATAGCAAATCTGATCTTTTTAAAAAAAGATATGTTTCGATTGGAAATAATGTATCAGTAACTAATAACATTTTTACAAAAAATAAAACAAGGTTTTTTAAATTATCTTCACAAAATCTTATTAAGAATATAACAAAACCTAAACAAGGTCAAAATTTTGAGACTCCAGTCGGTCCTATTGGAATATTTGTTAATGGTGTTGAAGCTTTTAACTATAAATCCAGTGACAAAGTTTATTATGGGGGAATTGATAAAATTGATGTAATAGATGGTGGAGACAATTATGACGTAATTAATCCTCCAAATATTCAGATATTGGATGATACAGGTTCTAATGCATCTGCATATGTACAAGTTACTGGAACATTAAATTCTATTGTCGTTATCGATGGTGGATTTGATTACGTAACAGATCCAACAGTAACTATTTCTGGTGGAAATGGCATTGGTGCAGTTGCAGAGGCAAATCTAATCAGTTTCCGACATAAAGTTCCATTTAATTCAATTGAATCTTCACAATTTGTTAATTTGTCTACAAATACGATAGGATTTTCAACATATCATAAATTTAGAGACAATGAACAAGTGATATATTTGACCAATGGACAAACTTCTATTGGTGGATTGGTATCTAAAGCACAATATTATGTAAATGTTCAAGATTCATTTAACATAAGATTACACAAAACTTTAAATGATTCTGTTTCTGGAATTAATACTGTAAATTTAACTTCCTATGGCGTAGGTATCCATGAGTTTGAAGCAACTTCTCCAAAAAGAAAAATTTCTAGTTTTTCTATAATTAATAGTGGGTCAAATTACTCTAATAAAAAGACTTCGTGTTTTTCTTCTGGAGTAAGCACCACTTCAAATATAATAAACATTTCTGGGCATGGATACAATACTGGTGAGATATTAAAGTATACTTCAACAAGTTCTCCAATAGGTGGATTGGAAAATGGTAGATCTTATTATGTTATAAAAGTAAATGATAATCAATTTAGATTATCTGAGGTTGGAATTGGATCAACGGCTAAAGATTTTTATTTTAGAACAAATCAAACTGTAAATTTAACATCAATAGGATCTTCTGAGCATATTTTTAATTATGAAGATATTGTAGTGACTGTCAATGGAACTATAGGAGTTTCTACGAGAACAGGTCAAGATTTTAACGCAAGAATTAGTCCAGTTTTTAGAGGTTCTATCAGCAATGTTTTTGTAAATAATCCTGGTGTTGGATATGGTTCATCTGAAATCATAAATTATGAGAGACAACCCAATGTTGTGCTGGGAATTGGCACAGGTGCCCAACTTTCTCCTGTAATCAATAATGGAAGAATAACTCAAGTTTTAGTTTTAAATGGTGGAAGTAATTATAATTCGCTACCGGACATTAATGTCTTTGGCCAGGGTGTGACGGCAAGTTTAGCGCCAGTAATCGGTAACGGTAAAATAATTGATGTTGTAGTTGAAAATTCTGGAGTTGGATTTAGCACAAATGGAACATCAATTGAAGTTGTTACTCCGGGGAACGGATTTAAATATAATTGTAAGATAAAATCATGGACTATTAATAAGGTTGAGAAAAACTTAAATTCTAATAAAATACTAGAAGATGATGGTTTAATAGACAGATACGAGGAAACTAATAATGGACTTCAATATTGTCATCTTTATGCCCCAAGAAAATTAAGAAGAAGCGTTTTTGGTACAAATTTTGTAAATGGTAAGAAAGTTTTAGTACCAGATCTAAATATCGTCGGAAATGTTGAGGTAAGATCAAAAGCACATTCTCCAATAATAGGTTGGGCTTATGATGGAAATCCAATATATGGACCATATGGATTTTCATCACCTTCTGGAGGTGCTATTAGAGAAATGAAATCTGGATATTTGCAAAAAATTTCAGCAGATAGACCGGATCCAATATCAGATTCTGGAGGAAGGATTTATCCACCTGGATTTTTTGTAGAAGACTATCAATTTAACAATTCTAGCGATAGTGATCTAGATGAACACAATGGAAGATTTTGCATAACACCAGAATTTCCGCAAGGAACTTATGCTTATTTTGCAACGATTAGTGATGGTTCAGTAGAAACTTCTGGAGCATTTAAAAACTATAAAAAACCAGTATTCCCATATCTCTTAGGTAATACTTTTAAATCTATTCCAAATGGATTAAATTATGACAAAAGGTTCACAACACAAAAATCATCGGTATTTTCAGATTTTTCTTTACTAAGAAATACTACTCCATACAACCTAGCTAGCGAAAATTCTCAGTACGATTTTATTTTCAATCCACTAAAGATAAAAGAACCTTTAGTTAAAATAAAATCAACTACTTTATCTGGAATTGATAGTATTGATATAACTTCTGGCGGAAGTGGTTACAAAATTGGAGATAAGTTAATATTTGACAATACAAATACAAGTGGTTCAGATGCTTATGCTAGGGTTATTTCTTTAGAAGGCAAAGAAATAAATTCTATAAGTTGTGCTTCTACTGTATATAACAATGTAGAATTTTATCCAGTAAATTCTGGATCCTTTATAGCCTTTAGTCCAATCCCACATAATCTTCTCAATAATGATGTTGTAGTTATTAGTGGGTTAAGCACTAGCACCCAATTCCTCAAGGGGGTATTGCAAATAGGTGTTCGCTCGGATACTCTAACATTATCTAAAGATGTTAACACTCCTGCTGCAACTGGCATCGTCACTTATTTTGATGTCAATGGTTCTCTAGATTTTCCTAATATTAGAGAGAATGATGTTTATCAATTGGGTACAGAAAAAATTAAGGTTTTGTCTGTTGATAAATTGTCATCTAGAATTAAAGTCTTTAGAGAGTTTGATTCTTCAGTAGGTACTTCACATACAATATCTACTGTTTTATTTGAAAAGACAAGAAAATTTTCATTTAAGATAGAAAAAGATCCAAAGATAAGATTCAATCTCAATAAAGAAATTTATTTTAATCCAAAAGAATCACTTTCTTTGGGAACTGGATCAACTTTATCTTTTTCAAATCCTGGAGCAGGAATAACGATTATTTCTACACCAGCTAAAACAATCTATTTACCTAATCATAATTTAGAAACTGGAAATGAACTGATTTATTCAACTAATGGTGGTTCTCCAATATTTGTTTCTGATGATAATATTATCAGTTTCCAATTATTGGATAATCAAACTGTTTATGTAGCAAAAGTTTCTGATGATTTAATTGGTATTTCAACTAATCGAGTTGGACTTGGATCAACGGGATCTTTTGTTGGTATTGATAGTAATATTACTACATCCACATTATTCCTTACTAATATTGGATCTGGTGATAATCATAGTTTTAAGACAAACTATCAAAATACTTTAACTGGAGAGGTTCTGAAAAACGTTGTTACTGTATCGACAGCAGAAACTCATGGATTAAAGGCTAAAGACTTAGTTTTTATTGACGCTCTTCCTGGTATCACTACAACAGTAGTTGTAAAGTATAATGAGGAAAACAATAGATTACTAATCAATCCAAAATCTTTCATATCTTCTGATGTTGATATCTCAAATAATACCATTTTTATAAAAAATCATGGATATGTTACTGGAGAAAAAGTAGTCTATACCTCAGAAAGTCCTTCAATTGGCGGACTATCAAATAATGGAATATATTACGTTATAAAATTTACTGAAGACAAAATTAAGTTGTCTTTGAGTTATTATAATGCAACTAAAAATGTACCTGAAGTAATTGACTTTACTAGCGCCAATGGGGGAACTTTGGCTCTAGTAAATCCAAGAATTTTAGCGATCTCTAATCAATCTATAAAATTTGATCTTTCGGACGAATCTCTCTCTTATAGTATAGAATCAGTTCCGTATCCAGCTTTTGAATTTTTACTTTACAAAAATTCTAATTTTACTGATGAGTTTATTAAGGTAGAGGATTCTGAAAGTTCTAATTTGGATGTTATAAAAACTGGAAGAATAGGAATAGATGAAAATGCATCTGTTACACTAAAAACAGAAAATCTAGAATTTGATTTGTATTATAGATTAGTTCCTGTTGATTTGGAAAATAATTCTTTGACCAAAAAGAATATTATAATAGATGATCAAAATATAAAAGAAAATAATAAAATACTCTTAACTCAGAGTGCTTATTATGGATTCTATCCACTATCTTCAGTGGAGAATAATTCATTTGATTTTAACATATTCGATTTTCCTGAAGTTTCTTCATATTCCAAATTTGATGGAAATTTTGTTTATTTTACAAATTCCAAAAATGCAACTGGCGGAATAAAGGAAATAGAAATATCATCTAAAGGAAGATACTATGACACTTCTCCTGGAATAAGTTCAATATTTTCTAAAAATGGAAAAAATGCTGTTGTAGATCCTATTTCTGTAAGCATTGGTAAAATTTCAAGTTTAGAGTTAAATGATATTGGATTTGACTACCCTGCGGACCAAACATTATATCCTTCGGCTAAATTACCTCAAATATTGAAAGTAAATCCTCTTTCAAAATTTAGAAGAATTGGAATCTCTTCGGTAGGCATTGATTATACTATATCACCCGATCTTATAGTTATAGATTCTACCACAAATAGAGTTGTTGATGATGTAGAATTAAACTATGACATAGAAACTAAGAGTGTAAGAATTATAAAAAATACTGATGGAATTTTTGATTCAAAACCAATCATATTACCAGTAAATAACTCAAATGGCGCTCCAATTAGTAATATAACTTTTGATCCAATTTCAAAAGATGTGACTATTCAAATTGGAAAGTCTTATAGTTTTGGTCAGGTTTTCCCATTTAATGTTGGTGATAAAGTATTGGTTGAAAATGTAAGTATAGATGTTGATTCAGGAAAGGGTTTTAATTCAAAAGAATATAATTATAAGTTATTTACTTTAACTGCAGTAAATCCTTTATTTGGAGGTTTTGGAGCCAACATTGTTTATAATCTTGGAGAAGACTTGTTAGGGTCAGAAGTTCCTGGAATTTTTGATTCCAATAAGTCTGCAGGAATTGTTACTCCTGAAAAATATTTTCCAATATTTGATCCTGTTTTAGAAAAATTCAGCTTCTTAAAAGGTGAAATTGCAAGGACTGAATCCCAAAGAGGAGTAGTTTTAAATTGGAATAAAAATGTAGAATTATTAAAATTATCTACCCCTGATGATTTTGAACTTAATTCAATTATAGTTGGTGAATCCTCTAATGCAAAGGGAGTTATTACCCGAATAGAATCAAATGTCGATGCATTTTATAATATTGATTCATCATCTATAGTCAAAAAAGGATGGGAAAAAGAAACAGGATTTTTAAATAATCAATTCCAAGTCATAGCAGATAACGATTATTATCAAAATTTCTCATATTCAATAAAATCTAAAGTTGATTATGATACCTGGAATGGTTCTATAGGAAATTTAAATCATACGTCCGGATTTAAAAAATTTGGAGATCTTATTATAGAATCCATTGATACAATTTCAAGTGGAATAGGTACAGATCAAAATCAAGGAGATTTTTCTGGTTTAGTTGAGTTTGTAAGAGAAATTGATTTAAATTGTGTAAACGATTTTGATCTTGTAAAGGAAAGAACTTTAAATATCAATTCACAACTCTTTTCTAAGGAATTAATTTTTAATTCCCGTTCTTTACAAGATGAATTTATATCAATTGGAAATAGAGTTCTTTCTATAGATGACATTAGCAATAGATTCTCTAGCGAACAGTCATCTCAAATTTTTTCAATTGTAGATACATTTAGATTAACTAATTTTAGATCTAAAAAATATATAACTTATGTTAAAGATAAAAACTCTACGGAGTTGAGAGAGTCTTCATTGGTTACACTAATACATGATAACAATGAAGCATTCCTGAATGAATACTCAAGTCTTAATACTGGCACTGATTTGGGATCATTTGAATTTTCTATTTTTAGTGTTGAAGGAACATTAAGATATTTTCCAAATAATTTTACATCAGATGATTATACTATTAATGTCATATCATATGGAATAAAAGATGACAATACTGGCATTGGAAGTACCTCTATAGGAAATTTGGTAGATTTGAGATCTTCGACCACAATAATTCCTTCAGGAACTTCTTCTCAAACAAATATTGTCGGTATTGGCTCAACATATTCCACATCAAAAGTTTTAGTTCAGTTTTCATCTTCCGACGAAACTTATTATCAGTTTGAAGAAATAACTTTGTTAAGTGATGGCAATAATGTCAGTATTTTGGAATACGGGCAACTTTCAAATGCATCAAGAGTTGGATATTCTACAGGCGGAATAGGAACCTATAGTGCTTATATATCTGGATCAACCATAAATCTAGATTTTACACCAAATGTAAGTTTGGCAACAACATATGTTGTTAATACTTTAAGAGTTTCTATTGCAAGCACTAATGTTGGAGTTACTACTTCTTCATTGGAGTTTAATACTTGCGAAATAAGTTCTAATTTTGTAGCAATATCATCCTCACCATCGCCGACACAAATAGGAATATCGACATTCTCTACAGATTATGAAAGTTCATATTATATTGTATCTGTTGAGGATGTTACAAATGGAGATTATCAAGCATCAGAAATTGTAGTTATTAATGATGGGTCAAATGCGTATATTTCTGAGTTTGGTGTAATAGAAACTTCTTCTGGTTTGGGAACTTTTGGCGCAAATTATGATGCAATTTCCGGAACTACATTAAACTTCACACCAATTGCTGATGCTTCTATGAATGTGAAAATTTATAGAAATGCATTACGAGTAGTTGATACTGGTAATGATTTTACATCCTTAAATCTAACAAATGCAAATATTGAATCTGACTTTTCAGAATTTGATGGCATTTCAAATTCTATTAGAAAATCATTTGACCTACTTCATAGAGGAGTACCAATCTTCCAAAGATCATTCCAATCCGCAGATCCAAATATCGTCAATATTGAAAATAATAGAATTAAAATTACAAATAATTTTTATGTGGGAGGTGAAGAAATCAAATATGACTTTGGTCAAGGTGATCCTGTTGGAATAGAAACAACAACAATACCTGGTATTGGTTTAACAGATAAATTACCATCGACTGTTTATGTTATAAAATTAAATGATGTGAGCATCAGACTTGCATCATCTCCTGAAAATAGCCTCAAACCAGTTCCAGAACCGTTGATTATTAATTCTGTTGGTGTTGGAATACATACATTTACTTCAACAAGACAAAATGCAAGATGTCTAATAACAATAGATAACCATATTCAATCACCTATAGTTTCAACTGCAGTAACCACAACTTTGGCATCAGGCTCTTCATCAAGTGAAGAGCAAATAACAATATCTGACATAACTTCCATTTTTAGTGGAGATTTGTTGAAGATAAATGATGAAATTATTAGAGTAAACTCTGTTGGAGTTGGGTCCACAAATTCTCTGAAAGTTGATCGTGGTTTTGTCGGAACAAATGCGGAAAGTCACTCTATAGGAAGTACAGTTACAAAAGTACTAGGAAACTATAATATAGTAAACAACACAATCAATTTTGCAGATGCTCCATACGGAAGCACGCCAACAAGTGACGAAACAAATAGACCTGATCAGAGAGATTATATTGGTATTACAACAAGCTCTTCTTTTAGTGGAAGAGTATTTTTGAGATCTGGTATCAATACAACCTCAGGTGTATTCGTAGACACATATTCTACTAACTACGTTTTAGATAGTTTATCTGATCAATTTGATGGAATTGCGAAAGAATTCGTTCTAAAGTCTTCTGGACAAGATGTTACAGGTATTTCCACTAGCAATGCAATTGTTTTAATTAATAATGTATTCCAAGAGCCAAAAAGAGAAGGTTCTGTAAGTATTATTGGAAATTATGAAATATCTGAGAATGCAGGTATTAGTACAATAGAATTCATTGGTGGAATATCATCTGTTTCTTATGATATTAATAATTCAAATATTCCTAGAGGTGGTGTTATAGTTTCTGTAGCATCAACAACAGGATTTGGATATCAACCATTAATTTCTGCCGGTGGAACTTCCATAGTTTCTAGTGCAGGAACAATTTCTAATATTAGTATTGGATATTCTGGTTCTGGTTATAGATCTCTAGAAAAATATGAAATAATTACAAAAACTTCTTCAACTATTAGTTCTGGAAGCACAATAATTTACATAGACAATCAAAATGGAATTTTTGAGAAATTGGCATATTCAAGTTCAAATTCTATAGGAATAGGTTCGCAAAATGTTCCTATTTTGGGAATCGGAAATACCTACGTTTTAATAGGATTAGGAAGCACTATTTCCCAATCTATAAATTCTAATCAATCCGTTTTAATATCTTTAAATTCTCCAACTGCTGGACTAGTTGACGTTGGTGTCAAAACATCTAGCAACGGAATATTAAATTATGAATTTATTGGATTTGCAACGGTAATTCCTGGAACTGGTAACATTTCATCAAATATTAATATTACAAATCCAGGTTCTGGATATACCTCATCAAATCCCCCAATAGTTGTTTTTGATAGTCCAAATAGTTATGATAATATTCCACTAATATATTCTTCTGGATCTTCTGGATTGGGAACCGAAGCAACTGTTAATATTATAGTTGGCCAAAATTCTAGTGTAATTGATTTTGAATTGGAAAACTTGGGATATGGATACAATAACTCACAAATTTTGACAGTACCTACCGGTGGATTAACTGGAATACCAACTGATGCGTCAAAACCATTTATTAATTTTGAATTAACTGTAGACGAAATATTCTCTGATATTTTCTACGGATGGTCAATAGGTGATCTTCAAGTTATTGATAAAATTGAAAATCTATTTGATGGTGTAAGGAGAAATTTCCCAATAAAAATTAATGGAGTTCAATCATCAATTAGGTCTAGAACAGGATCAAATGTCGAGATCCAGTACACACTATTAATATTTTTGAATGATATATTACAAGTTCCGGATGTTTCTTATACATTTAATGGAGGAAGTACTTTTACTTTCTTAGATGCTCCAAATGTTGGTGATACTTGCAAAATACTATTCTATAAAGGAACTGGTGACGTTGATGTTTTAAGTGAAGATGTTTTGCAGACTATTAAGATTGGAGATCTTGTTAGGGTAACTAGTGATATTGCAGAGCAAAACCAAAATAATAGGTTAATTACAGATATTATATCTTCTGATCT